AGAAATTACCTGTAGATGCAGAAGAACTACCAATAGTAGTACCGTCAATAGAACCACCGTTAATATCTGTAGTGGTTAAAACGGAACTAGCAATAGTAACTACACCAGTAGAATCAGCAATAGAACCTGCTGAAGTACCATCCTTAGCTTTAAGGTTGGTTACTTCCAAACTGGTAGTGTCTACAGTTGTAGAGTTTAATGTGGTGATGTTACCCGTGGTTGCCGTTGCTGTTGTAAATGTACCAGAAGCCGCACTAGAACTTCCAATGATTGCACCATCAATAGTACCACCATTAATATCAGCAGTGTCTGCAACCAAAGAATCAATGTTGGCAGTTCCATCGATGTACAGGTTTCGCCATTCCTGTGTAACACTTCCTAAATCGTAAGTATCATCAGTTTCAGGAATTATAGAACTATTTATGTCTGCACCAAAAGCTACTGTATCTGTAGCAGCATCACCAAACGTAAGATTACCATTAATTGTTGCATTGCCTGTGACTGTAAGATTTCCTCCTACAGAAAAATCTCCAGTAATGCTACCAGTATCTGCTGCGAGAGTATCAATATTCGCAGTGCCATCAATATATATATTTTTAAATTCTAAAGAGCTTGTGCCTAAATCAATATCATTATCAGTTACAGGAACAATAGCACCATCTTGTAATCTAATTTGTTCTACAGCAACATCGCCAACAGAAATATAAAAGCCCCATCGATTGTTGCTGCTGTCAACTTCAATTTTATTTAGAAAATCTTGATCACCAATAATATAAATATTACCGCCTTGACCATTTGTACCATCATGTTGATGGCCTGTAGTACCTGTAGCGGCATATATAAAAGCATTTTCTAATTGGTTATACTCATTATTAAATAGAGACGCAGTGATTACATCGCCATCAATAAATGTACTTTGTCTGGTGTAGGTAGTCCCCGCCATTATTATCTCCTACCCGCAGGGGTATAATTAATATATAAACCGTTTATCGAATAAGGTGCGCTATTGTCTTCGCTAAAAATGCGGAAACTTACTGTGTGTCCACTTCCTTCTATAGTATTCCTAGATGTAGGATCTAGAGACCCTCCAAATGAATCTGTTCCAAAAATAGCATATCCAAAAGTAGAAGGTATTCTTATTCCTTCTAGTGCATAATCATTAGGCTGAGGAACAGTGGGATCTTCATAGTCATACCTTACTCTTAAATAAGGTTCTATAGTTCCTTCTGGCCCAAAGGAAATCTTTACATATTTTAAAGTTTTTAAAGTTCCCGCATCTCCAAAATCTAAGTTAGGAGTTTTATAATAAGCATTAATAGTTTTGGATACAGCATCTTGATAAAAGTTATTACCTGTATCATGATTGTAGATGTATCCTAAATTGTCACCGTGATAAACTTTTTCTTCTCCAGAAGCATCAAATTCTGAATAAATAGCCGGAGCTTGTATGCCTTTAACTTCAGACCATTCAAATCCATTAGGTGTTAATGTTCCTAAAACACCTCTTGAAGCATTAATGTCTGATCCTGCTCCTGTATAAAATAATCTATACTGCGAACGATTTCGAAGAACAACACTGCTAATTGTATAGTCTGAAATATTACTAGTTACATCAGATATTAAAGCTTGTATTTGTCTAGATACTGATCCTAATTCAACATCACCAATCCTTGCAGTAGCAGCAACAAGCCTAAGTCCATCAGGAGCGAGGAACAAAATGTCTCCTGCGATTTCTTGAATGCTATAACCGCTGAGGCATCCAACGTTGTTAGTAATTTGGACAACTGATGTATTTGCTGAGTCATTAATATTATCTAAACGATGAATTGTATTTTCACAAAATATAAATAAAGAACCACGGAAACTTTTTATTCCTGTAATTCTGTCTGCAATAGTTACTGATCCTGAACCAGTGCCTGTAAAATCTCTATCATCATTAGTTTTACTGTAATAGACTGTACTCGGTGCATTTTCTGTATCTACAACACAAAGGTGTCTATCAAGTAACTCTACATATTTTCCGGCAGCAGGAGTGGCTATCTCTTGATAAATAAATTTACGAGTAGCTCCTGTACCATCAATATGAAAATGACCTAGTTTGTCTGCGCCTGTTGCAATGGTTAAAGAACCATAAGCACTATCTGTATGTCCAGTAGGCGCTCTCATAATTACAAACTGAGCTTGGCCTTGATTAGGCCTATCTAGTTCTGCAAGAGCTGCTAAATTAGCTTGTATAACTCCTGCATGCCCAGTATCTTTATTTATTTGCAGCCATGTTGTACCGTCTTCAGAATAATAAACACTAGTACCTACACAAGCTACAACGCCAAGAGCATAAGGTATTACTCCATGTACTCTTGTATCGGCTTCTGGACGAGTAGTACCATAATGACTATAGCCATTTATACGTCTGTAGCCTCCGTCAGGGTGAACTTCAAAGTTTAAAAGCTCTTTAGCCATTCCGGGCTGTTGGAGCATATCAAACTCGTTTAAGTTGGTGTTTAAACCACCCTTACACGAAAATCCAAAAGGCTGAGACATTATACGAACCGTATCCTATCATCTTTAATATAACTAATAGGAGAATCAAGAAGATTTTCTCGCATGCTTCTTAATCCTTTTTTATAATCCTCCATAGCAAAAGCAGCTGCTTGAGGATTTTCTTTAAACTGCCACATGTAATAACGAGCTTTTGCAATAAGCACATTCGTATACATATCAGGAAATAAAACTTCATCAGTATAACCTGAAAGTCTTGTGGGCTGATTCCAAGCAAAGAACCAAACTTTATATTCTTTCTTGGGTATAGGGCTTAATCCAAAGTTACGCCCATCAGGACTACGGATAACTGCATTAGGTTCTCCCCAGTTCTGAGTATCAGCATCGTCATCGTTCTCGTGTGTGCGTCTAAAGTCTTTCCAAGTTTCTGTAGACATAAAACGCAAGTTACGAGTTACATAAGGTGCAGTTTCGCCATCAACTCCTACAGTAGTAATGTAAAAGTTTTCCCAATCTATAGCACCATAGTCATTAGCAACACTATCACTAGCTGCTTTTAATTCATACCATCTTGTTCCTGCAGTAGTAGATACAGAAACATTACCATACATAGGATCTGTTGTTCCGCTTTCAGCTACTGCAAGAAAAGGCCATTTAGGTTCTTCAGTAACAATGTCAGCGTAGGCACGATTAATACAATCCTGCACATGTTTTTGAATTCCAATAGCCGAAGAGAAGTTACTAGAAGTCAAAGGAACTTCGTTTAACTCTCTGAGCAATTCGTTTGTTAGCTGAAGAAACGTTGTAGCCATTTGTTAGCAACCTTTAGCTTTAGGCATTGCCTCTTTGTATACAGGCTGTGTTGAACCTTTTTCAGTTACATAGCCGCCCATATTCATTTTCTTTTTAGCCATACCACCATAAGTGTATTTGGCTTTACTGCTTTTCATCATTTTTTTCTTGTCGTACATCAGTCTTTCCTCCAAAAATTCTTTCCCAAGATTCGTTATACTTTTCTTGGTTTATTTTTCTAGGCCGACCATTTTGTTTGTTGCGGGATTTTATAACAATTCTTTTTTGTCTCATAAAAGATAGGGGGGCAGTTTCCCACCCCCTTTCTCCTCGATTATTAGTCGATAGTGTAATAAGCACCAGATAGAGCTTCTGGACGCAGAACCTTAACACCGTGAACATGCAGACCACGAACGATATCACCAAAAGAAGTGGGATCGCGTAGTACTTCAGTGTTAACGATAGTCTGAGCCGTTGCAACTGCAGATATGTGACCTGCCAACACAATACCAGTAGCAGTAGTTGCTGCAGGCATATTGTTAGACTTGTACATGCTGAAGCCACGAAGCTTACCAGAACTTACAAGACCGTTACGGATAGAACCCTGACCACCGTTGTAGTCTACTGAGAGCAACTTAGAATCAGTCTGAGACAGTTCCTCGTAGAACTCAGGAGAAGCTACAAACCAACGACCTTCTTCTGGTACGTTCTGCTCATCAAGGAGACGAGCCATACGAGCCATAAGATCTAGAGGGTCAACTTCAGAAGCAGTACCAAGGTCAACAGAAGCTGTAGTCTCACCTACACCGCCGCTGCCTACTGCCGCATCAGCACCAATTATCATGTCTGGGCTAGAAGCAGAAAGACCTGCTTTCATTTTGCTCAGAATATTTGCATCAAAAGCATCCTTCAGAGAGTATGCAGCTGAAGAGGCTGCAACCTCACGCCAGTTAACATGAGACATGTTTGATTCAATGTCATCTACGATGAACTTGAAAGCATTCGCTGTATCAACAACCAGAGTTACCTCTTGGTCTGTCAACTTAGTCTGAGTGATATCTTGACCACGCTCATACTGATAAACAGTAATTGTTGGTTCTTTGATGATCCTTACAGAATCTCCAAAAGCAGAAATCTCACCTGCATAATCCGTATTTGTGATAGCCTCTGCTACAGAAGCCTTACGGAAAAAGTTCAGTACCTTCTTGCTATAGACGGCAGGAAGGAAGAACGAGTTAGTTTGACCTGCTACGGAGTTCGCAAAGTTCGCATCGGTATCCGTACTCGGCTCGAAGTACTGGTCTGAAACATTATTAGCCATTTTTAATCACCTCAATAAAAGACAAAAGTTATTTAATAACCCGCCCCTCACTGATTGCTTGATTAATATCATCTTCGTATTTATCAAATTCAGCAACGGACATGCGGGCAATTTCCCGTTCTGTCCATATTTTAGGCTGACGAGCATCAATGGTTTTTGTTTTAGTTGAAACCATATCAGCTGCATTGTTAGCCTTCTTTTTGGACAGAGTTTTGGTTGATTGAATTGCAATTCCATTTTCCATTTTATACAAATCAATTGCACGAGAAGCTAAATTGGCATTATTAGAGTTTTGATATATCCAACTTTGAATTTCCTTTGGCTGAGTTTTTGCCCACTCATGAAAATTATCGTCAGCTCTAATATCTTCAAAGTCTGGATGACGAGCTTTAAGCTCAGCTTCGGCTTCTTTGCGAGCAATGTCTGCCTCACGCTGCTTAAGTGTCACCAGTTCAGATCGAATATCTTGAAGCTGTTGCTCATTTTGTAAGTGAGCTACAGTCTCTACTGTCTGATACAAGTCAGGATATTTCTGTTTAAATTGCTCAATTTCTTCAACACTCTTAGGAGCTTTGTAACTAGGAGCACTAGCTTTTGCTTCTGCTATTAGCTCTTCTTCGCGTTGTTTAAACTGAGAAACTTTCTGGTCATAATGCTTCTTAAGATCATCGTACCTTTTTTTGTAGTTGACTTCCTTAGAGTCTGTTTTTTCTGCAGGGGCTTCAGTTTCACTGGAGGTAGCCTGAGCTTGACTCTCATCAAAAAAGATACTGTCTGCGTCAACAAAAGGTTTATCCTTTCCTTGATGCCAATCTTTTTTCATGTTGTAAGGATTTGCATTTTCTTCAATCATAATATCTCCAAACGGGGCTTGTCGTCTTCAAGGTTGCCTACCATAATGCATCGTCATGCTAGTAGGGGCTTGGTACTTCAAGGTAGCCGTGGTTAACGAATACTGGGCATCCTGTTTGAAAGTAACATCTGCTGTTGAGTATCTTCAGCAGGACTTGTCATTACTTCCATTCTATTTGGATTCCCAGACATAAGACCTCCGTCATAAGCACGTTCAGCATCATCCATTATTTTTTGGAGATTGTCTGCGCCTAATTGGTCGGTCGCTTTTTTGGTAAACACAAACTCTCCGGCAGATAATCTAGCCGGAATAGAGTCTGAGATACCATTACCGGGGCCAGTAACTTTTCCGGCTCCAGTAAATTCAGAAGCAGTCTCTACTACTTTGTCAAATATTTGACTTAGCATAGGATCTTCTTGCAAAGTATTAAAAAGATATTCTTTCTCTTCATCTTCAAGAGATTCATCAACAATAAAGTCTACATATTGCTGCATCATTTCTTCATCTGGAAGTTGTGCAGCAGCAGCTTCTTCTGGAGATACATTAGCATAAGTATCTACAGGAACTTCCATATCAGCCATTTCAGGAGGAACTGCCATTTCTCCTCCATCTGCTTTCATTTCTCTTGGGCCTAACTCAGGCAAGGCAGTTTCAAACTCTTGGAATAATTCATAATCTTCATCAGAAAGATTATCAATAAAACGTCTGCTTTGTCCTGCATCTAACGTTTGAATATATTCTACAATGTCATCGTATTCGTTGAAGAAAACTTCAAGATTTTGTGCTACTTCTTCTGGGTCAGCCCCTCTAGCCATTTCGACTGGATCTATTTGATCTACAGATTCGTCAGGGATGTTACCACCCCTTCGCTGCATATTTTCAGGCAGCATATCCATAACATCTTGTGCTAGTTCAGGATCGCGTTCTGCTAATTCATCAAAAGCTCTTGGATCTTTTTCAAGCGTATCCATTAATTCATTAGCAATCATTTCACGCTTGACCATATCTTCTTTTAGACCACGGCCTCTTTCCGTCAATCTTTTTGTTTCTTCAATGGCTTTCTTTTCGTCAAGCTTACCTAGAAGACTTATTACGCCTTTAGCAACTTTAGAGCCTTTAGAGTATTTTTTTCTCTTTTTGTTTTCCATAGCGTAATATACCTTTGTGCCTTTTTCAGCTCCATACTCTTTTTTAAGAGCGTCCATTAAAGATTTGTTAATTGGCATTAGCGATATTTCTTTGTAGTCTTTGCAGCTTTACTAGGCTGTTTAGAAAATTGTTTACCCTTTTTCGTATCTTCTCGTTTCTTCTTTGTAGTAGCCGCATACTCTGAAGAAGACATAGCCTTTATAGCTTTCTCAGGTAGATAACGTTCTCCTGTAGCTTTAGGCCCTTGAGTAGAAGGTTTACCTGATTTAGTACGCCACTTTTGTTCTGTCCATTTCTTTAAACTTTCTTGTGGCTTCTTCACTTATAACCACCTCCGGCTTCTTTGTACTGCTTAGCAAGCATTTGGGCTTTTCTCGCAGACCATTGTCCGGCGCTGCCACCTTTTGAACCCGCTTTAATCTTTTCGAATAAACGTTTTCGCATAGTAGGCTTTGTGTAATTTCCTGACTCATTTACTCTTGAAGTAGTAGATGTGGTACTTTTACTTTTGGTTTTACTCACCATTGTGTCCTAGCCTTGGCTTTTGCTTTATCTGATAAATCACCATAATGATAAAGAGGTTTTGAAGTCTTTGACATTTTTTTACCTGTCATTAACTTGCCATCAGGGTGTTTATGATAACCGCCTTGATGAACAGTACCGTCTTTAAAATAATGTTTTACATCTTTAGCCATCTTCTTTTAAAATCCTATTGACCTGTTCCCTAAGTCCCTCCAACCGTACCAGAGAACTCACTCTCCCCTGACTGCGGTACAGCTCCAGTTCCGATGTTGCCACCGCCAGTACCTGTAGCTCCGAGGTCTTGGCCTTCTGGAGATACTCCTCCAATACCTCCCATACCTGCGGGTTGTTGACCACCGGATTGAGCTTCTGGGCCAGTTTCTTGTCCAACATTTTGCATTCCTATAATTTGAGCTATAAGTGCTGCTTCTTCTGGGTCATTGATCAGTTC